GTTTTACTACTATAGGTTAAACAACCGCGATACGGCAAACACATTCTCACTGCGCTCTATTCAGTTTGCTCAAAGCCAGCAAGTCATCCCAATGGCCCGCTTGAACCGCTCTGACTACTTCTCACTACCAAACAAACAGTTCCCAAGCCAACGCACATTACAGTATTGGTTTGACCGCCAGATTGTGCCTCAAATGTATCTGTGGCCCGTACCAAATAACAACTTTCAGGTATTCTCATTTATCTTGGAATTGCAACCGCAAGATGTTGGTTCGTTAACAAACGAGCTGTACATGCCAGATCGTGTTATTCCTTACTTCCAAGCTGCGCTATCACACAAATTGTCAATGCAATTGCCCGGTGTTGACCTTGCCCGTGTTGGTTATCTTGAAAAATTGGCGTTGCAAGCCCGCACTGAATTTGAAGATGAAGATCGTGACAAGTCGCCCATCTATTTCCAACCTAATATCAGCTACTACACACGATGACTACCAACGCATACGTAATGACCTATGACAATCTGGTAGCGGATGTGATCAACTACATGGAGCGTAACGACGCTCAATTTGTGGCACAAATTCCCAACCTGATTGGTTTAGCGGAGTCTGCTATTGCTGCTGAACTTAAGACTTTTCTTCAGTTAACTGTTGTGGAAAGTTCTTTGGCCGAAAACCAAGTTGTACTGGCTAAACCCGCTCGTTGGAGAAAAACAGTCTCTATGAAAGCAAACGGGCGCCCCATCTTGTTGCGTTCTCAAGATTATGTTGCTCAGTATCAATCTGAATCAACCGCCAGCGATGTCAAATACTACGGCGAATACGACTATAACAATTGGGCATTTGCCCCATCTCCCGCCCAACGTACTGCAATTGAAATCATTTATTACAGTGAAATTCAACCGTTAGATTCACAAAATCAACAAAATTTATTTACTAGAGAAGCGCCACAAGCCATGTTGTTTGGCACTTTGTTACAAGCACAAGGCTATTTAAAAGCATTGGATAAATTGGATATGTGGAAAACATATTACACCGATTGCCTTGCTGCCCTTAAAAAAGAAGACAACTCTCGTCGTATCGACCGCAACGTTACGGTTCAGGAACCATAAAATATGTCAACATTTGTATCCCCATTTACCGGCAACGTCATCCAACCAACGGATGTATCTTATTATGCTCTCTCATTTAGTACCAACACTGAGCTTTTTTGGCCTACTGTCGTTAACCCCACTCAGGTACCTGCTGCACGTATTATGGATTGCGCCGCTAGTGTTACTGACCTTAGTATTACTTTGCCGGATGCAACACAAGGAGCTGTAGGCTCTGACATACTATTTCGCAATCTAGGAATTCACCCTTTTACAGTTATAGACGCAGCGGGTGGAGAAACAATTACTGTTGATGTTGGCATATCTAAATATGTTTACCTAACAGATAACACCAGTCTTGGTGGGGTTTGGGCCAATTTAACCTTTGGGGCAGGCACATCATTTGCTGATGCGGTATCGTTGCAAGGTGCTGGTTTAACTACCCTTGGTGGTAAACTGGCAGTAACTCAAAATATTGCAAACGTTTCAACTACCCCCATAATTAATGATGCTAGCAGAGCAACAACTTTTGTTTGGAATGGTGGTAACGGATTGTTTTCATTGCCCGCTGTTGGGACATTGACAACAGGTTGGTTTATTGGATTTAGAAACGCAGGCACCGGATCTTTAAGAATTACGCCACAAAATCCTTCTATGATTAACGATCAGGCTAGTATTGTAGTTAATCCCGGTGATTCAGGATATGTTTTTTATGATGTAAGTACAAGTAATTTTGTTACTGTTGGATTAACTCCAGCGGCCAACGTAACTTTTACGGCGGCAACATACGATGTAGACTCTATTCCAGGTAACAATTTTAGTTTAGTTACATACGCCCCTATTATTCAAAGTTATATTGCCCAAAGTGGTAGTCGTACAGAAACACTAACGGTTACGCTGCCAGCTACAACTCAGATCTACATTTTGATTAATGCAACAGGACATACAGACTACAATGTACAGTTCCAAGTGCAAGGTAGTTCGCAAACCCCTTTAGTGGTCACTACTAGTGATATTGCTACCGTTTTAAGTGATGGTCAAAATTTATATCTTTTAACTTCAACAGCATCTAATTTATTTTATGCTGTTAATGGTTCTGCAGCGGCACCATCTTTTTCTTTCCTATCTAATACTTCAACAGGTATGTATTTACCAGGACATAACATTCTTGGTTTAGCTGTAAACGGCCTTGAAATGATTGATATGAATAATACTAATGTATTACAACCGTTAGTAACAATTAATGCAACGTTAAATGCTCAACTGATCGCTGGCGGAACGTTCTAAATGGCTGCTGATAACCAGCGGCAGGACATGACGCAGTTTACCCAGATTTATAGCCTGGCAATTCCAGGTGGGATTAAACGCGACGGTACTATATTTCAAAACGACCAATTTACCGATGGTGTGTGGTGTCGTTTTCAACGTAAAGAACCAAAGAAAATAGGTGGTTTTACCACCCTTTTTAATAGCTTTAATGGTATCTACCGTGGTATGATAAACATACCATACAACGGGGTAAATTATGTTTTTGCTGGAAATGCTGACGGACTAGATGTATTTACCACGGGTACAACTTATGCTGGCGGTAGTGGCCCATACACAGTTAATATGTTACCCGGTTCTGTATTTGCCGATGTAACATCAAACACAGTAAGTCAAGTAATTGTTTCAGGTGACGCCACTACGACCTTTGGTATTGGTACAGAATTTATTATTGAACAAAATGGTAGTCCTATTGTTTATACCATTACCGGTTCTACCTATGCTGCAGGACCTCCAGCACAAACAACCATTGATTTTACGCCAAATGCACCCTCTGGCACCATTACTAAAATCTGGTTAAATGATTCAATCTTTACCCCAGATAGCCGTAATGATTGGCAATTTGATGCTCAATTTAGTCCAGCGGGTGGGGCATTAAGTATATTAGCCCATCCGGGTAAAAATTTACAAAATATTGACAGTGGTGTTACCTCCCAAGTACTAGTTGGTACTGTGCAACCAAATTCTTCTTTTGAATTTTTTGCAACTGGTTTGTGTGACAGTACAGGACAAAATCCAACATACAAACCCATTTCAGTAGATGGTGGTGTTTGTGTTTTGTATCCGTTTATTTTTGTTTATGGATCGCATGGTTTTATTGCCAACAATAACGTCGATACTACTTACATTAAACAAAATTTCTATGATTGGAATGGTACGTTTGCTAACCAAGCAAACATATCGTCTTCTAAGATTGTTAAAGGTGTGCCGATGCGAGGCGGTACTAACGCGCCATCCGGTTTATTTTGGGCCACTGACAGTTTAATTCGCGTTTCATTTAATGCACAAGCAGCACAGTTTTACTGGAATTACGATATTATTTCCAGCCAAATTTCTATTATGTCATCTAATGCAGTTGTAGAAATGGATGGCGTGTATTTTTGGATGGGTGTTGATAGGTATTATCTCTATAACGCTGCTGTAAAAGTATTGCCCAACGATAAAAACGTAAACTATTTGTTTAATAACATTAATTACGCACAAAGACAAAAAGTTTGGGCAACTAAAGTTCCAAGATACAACGAAATTTGGTTTTTTTATCCTCGCGGCACAGCAACAGAATGTACTGATGCAATTATTTACAACGTAAAAGATGATCTTTGGTATGACGCTGGTCAAGCTATTGGAACCCGCCGTTCTTGCGGGTATACAACAGAACTGTTTCCAACGCCAATTTGGGCTGGTTGGGAATATGATGTATTATTAGGTAGAGGAGTTGAAGTAATTGAAACACCAATTGGTGCGCCTTCACCAAATCCAAATCAAATTTATCTTGATACAGATGTGTCTAACGTGTTTAGTCCTGGTGATACGATTACACTTTCTACGGACATTTATAATCCAAAGATACCCTATAGAATTGTAACTAGTGAGTACGATTATACTTATAACGCTACTTTAGTAACAGTAGACGCAGTTACTTTTAATTCACCAACGCTCCCTGGTACTTTAGTATATGTCACACAAGGGGGATACACTATTTGGCAACATGAAATTGGGTTAAATCAAGTGACACAAACCAATGAATTGGCTGTGTATTCTAGTATTACTACCAGTGACGTTAGTTGGCTTACAGGCAATCCAAGCCAAGAGGGGCTTGTTGGTATAAATCGCCGTATGCACTTGCGTCGTGTAGAACCTAACTTTTTGCAAGCAGGTACTATGTCATTGACCATTTTGGGTCGTAAATTTGCTTCTGGTCCTTTTGAAGAAAGTTCTGGGCCTTACTATTTTACTCCCGATACTGGAAAAATTGATCTGCGTGTGGAACACCGTTTAATTCGATTAAAGTTTGAGTCCAATGACATTAACGGCAACTATGAAATGGGTCGAAATTTGATCACTGCTGAGTACGGCGATGAGCGGCCCTAATTTTAACGTATTTCTACCTAGTATTCCGGAGTACATGAGTTGGGATGATTGGAACGGAACCTTTGTTATTTACTATGGTCAGGAGCCGCTGCCCATTCTGCCAGAAACTCAATGGCGGGAAGCAGCGGACCAAATAGCATCATTGCCCACATTTGCCGTATATCCAGTTCCTGGATCTAGCACATTTTCAACTTGGCAAGAATGGGCCAGAGAAGTAACTACAATTATTAACGGCCCAAGTCATTGATTTAGGGCGGAAAAAGCTATAATTTTGCATTAGTAGATATACAACTGTTTGAACAAACCGTGGATATAGACAATGATTATTAGAGCAAAACAAGAGCATTTTGAGCAACTTTTTAGTTTGATTGAACAGATGGTTGCTGAAAGTGTTTTTT